TAAGTATGGAATCGGAGAAGAGATTGTATTTCCAGCATTAACAGATTTACAAAAAATTAAACTAGAAAAACCATATTATTATCTAAACGTAGATGGAGAACGATTGTATTTAGAAAATGTTAAGTTTTTAAAACAACAGAACTTATTCCAAGAAGCAGTTATGGAACAATTAGATTTTAAACCACCAACAGTTAAACCAAAAGATTGGGACATGATTATAAATCCACTGATGAAGAATCACGAACCTGTAGAACCACCAGAAGGTGTAACAACTAATGATCAACTACAAAATCATTTAGAAGAGTTTTGTTTAAATAGACATATTGGTACTGAAATGAGTGATCTTAAACGTGGGGGTGTATGGACTAACGAAGGATATCATCATTTTATCTTTAGTAAATTCTACAATCAGTTTTTAATAAGACAGAGATGGGATGTTAATTATTCTAGAACTGCACAAATGTTAAAAGAAGTTTGTAATTGTGAAGATAAAAGAATTGGTAAAGATAAAACCTCAGTGTTTAGAGTAAGACAGTTCGATAAAAAAGAAGAAGAGTATCCTCAAAAAGAACTTAAACCGAAAGATGTATTTTAATGAGTCGGGAACAATTACCTCTTTGGGAAGATCCTAAACAAATTATTTTAGAAAAAGAAAAAGTAGATTTATCTACTTTACCCACACTGAAAACACGAAAAAATTCTTTTGATACTTTACCTAAAGAAACATATTTTATATATAAAACAGGGGGTATAAATCCTTTTATGAAAGAGTTAGGACCTGTCTTTCCGGTTATAAAAACTTTTAAGGGGAGAATATTAAAACAAAGTACTTTAACATGTGGTAAAGACGCCCCATATCCGCACTTAAATATTTATCTTAGAAACAAACAACTCTCTCTTAAATGTTTTTTACATAAAATAGTGGGACTAGCGTTTTTAAAAAATGATGATTTTGAAAAAAAATATATAATAGATCATCTAGACAATAATCATTTTAATTATATGCCTCATAATTTAGAATGGGTTACTCCATCACAAAATAATAAAAGAGCATATGACAGAGATGGTAAAAGAGGTAGGGGAAAATGAAAACAATAGTATTAGGACCACCGGGTACAGGTAAAACAACTACACTATTAAATAAGGTGGATGATTATTTAAAAGAAACCGATCCGGACAGAGTAGGTTATTTTGCTTTCACACAAAAAGCTGCATATCATGCTAGAGATGAAGCAATTAAAAAATTTAATTTAACTGAAGACGATCTTCCATATTTCAGAACTCTACACTCATTAGCATTTAGAAAATTAGGATTAAAAAAAGATCAAGTGATGCAACCAAGACACTACAAAGATCTTGGAAAAAAATTAGGGTTTCCAGTAGCTTACGCCGAACACCATGAAGACCATGGTATTTTTACATCTGATAGTGAATACTTACAAATTATTAATTTAGCTAAAGTGAGAAATATTACACCTTATGAACAATATGATTTGCAGGAACATACTCAAGATTTAGAACGAGATAAACTTCATATTATTGCACAGGAATTAGAGCGTTATAAAAAAGAATACAGCTTAATTGATTTTAACGATATGATTTTAGAATTTATAAGATCAGATAAGTCTCCAAAATTTGATGTTGTATTTATTGATGAAGCACAAGATTTGTCCTTAATGCAATGGGATATGACAAAAACTATTTGGAATAAAACAGAAGATACCTTTATTGCAGGGGATGATGATCAAGCTATTTTTAAATGGGCTGGTGCTGATGTAGATTCTTTTATAGCTCTGCAAGATCAAATGATAAATCTTCCTCTTATTCAATCACATAGAATACCTATGAAAGTTCATAAACTAGCTATGGGTATAATAAATAGAATTAGAAATAGAATAGATAAAAATTGGAAACCTAAAACTAATGAAGGAAGTTTACGTAGATATTTTGATGTAGATTCAGTGGATATGTCTTCTGGTGACTGGTTAGTATTAGCTCGTACCAAATACATGTTAAAAGAAATAGAAGATATTTTATATCGTAAAGGATTATACTATGAAAATAGATATAAAAGAAATTATGAGAAAGATATGCAAGAAGCAGTTACAGACTGGGAACATTTAAGACAGGGACAATTATTATCTTATAAACAAATTGAAAAAATATATAGCTACATGAATCCGGAACACGCTGACAAGAATAAATTAAAAGGAATGGTTAAAGGGTCGTTCTATGGCATTGATGCACTAACCAAGGACCATGGATTAAAAACTAACACAGTTTGGTTTGAAGCTTTCAATGATGCCGGTCAACAAAGAGTAAATTATTTAAGAAAAATGAGATCTAATGGAGAAAAATTAAATAAAAAACCTAGAATAGAATTATCTACCATTCATGCAGCAAAAGGTGGTGAATGTGAAAATGTTGTACTCTTAACAGATCAAACAAAAACAACTATGAACACCTACCAAAAAAATCCTGACGATGAAAGTAGATTATATTATGTAGGTGCAACCCGAACAAAAGAAAACTTACATATAATAGAACCAAAACAACCAGATAAAGGTTTTATACTATGAGTATTTGGGATAAACAACACGGAGGATCACATTACCAAAATTTTAAAATTCAACCCAGTAAATTTGTAGTTGAAAATGAGTTGCTCTTTCCAGAAGGATGCGCTATAAAATATATCTGTCGTCACAGACTGAAAGGAAAGAAGGAAGATATTTTGAAAGCCATACATTTTTTAGAGATGATACTTGAAAGAGATTACCCAGATGTATAATCCATTACCTCCACGCCTTACCATAAAACCCTCTTTAATCAATGGTTTAGGACTGTTTGCAACAGCAGGTATTGCTCAAGGAACAAATTTAGGAACGACCCATATTCAAATTGATGGAAAAATTTTTAGAACACCTTTGGGTGGTTTTATTAATTGTGATGAAAATGCAAATTGCGTTAAAGTAGAAATGAAAACCGAAGGTTCTATTACTGACAAATGGAATCTAGTAACATTAAGAAATATTACTAACGGCGAAGAACTAACATTAAAATATACATTTTACGATATAAAAAAAGATTTTTTAGAAGAAGCCGAAAAAGAAAAAAAAGAATTAGAAGAATCATATCAAGAATCTGTAAGACAAACTAAGGAACGTACATGATACAAGCACCTCTATTCTCACCACAAACAGAATGGCTACCGCCAGAAGAATTTCCAGATTTATCTAAACACGATGAAATCGCCATAGACTTAGAAACTAAAGATCCAGAATTAACTAAAATGGGTTCAGGTTCCGTCACTAATAGAGGAGATGTTGTTGGTATCGCTGTAGCTGTTAAAAATTGGTCCGGTTATTATCCCATTGCTCATGAAGGTGGTGGTAATTTAGATCGTAAAAAAGTTTTAAAATGGTTTCAAGGTGTATTAAATACACCAGCTACAAAAATATTTCACAACGCCATGTATGACGTTTGTTGGATACGAGCGCTCGGTTTAAGTATTAACGGTAAAATAGTGGACACGATGATTGCATCGGCCTTAGTTGATGAGAATCAAATGCGCTATGACTTAAACAACTGTTCAAAAAGATACACTGGAAAAGGAAAGAATGAAACAGAATTATATCAAGCTGCACGCGATTGGGATCTTGACGCCAAATCAGAAATGTATAAACTACCTGCCATTTATGTTGGCGCTTATGCAGAAAAAGATGCTGAAATAACTTTTGAACTTTGGCAAGAATTAAAGAAAGAAATTATTCATCAAGATTTAAATTCTATTTTTCAATTAGAGACTGAACTTTTTCCCTGCCTCGTAGATATGCGATTCTTAGGAGTTCGCGTAAACGTTGAAGCTGCTCAAAAATTAAAAGAAGAATTACATAAAGAAGAAAAAGAGTTATTACAATTAGTAAAAAAAGAAACACAAGTAGATGTTCAAATATGGGCTGCACGTTCAATTGCGCAAGTCTTTCAAAAACTTGACCTACCTTATGACACAACTGAAAAAACAAATTCTCCATCATTTACTAAAAACTTTCTTCAGAATCACGCCCACCCACTCGTGAAACGAATCGCCCGAGCCCGTGAAATAAACAAGGCTCATACCACATTTATTGATACCATATTGAAACATTCTTACAAGGGGAGAATACATGCAGAAATAAACCAATTAAGAGGTGATAATGGAGGCACAGTAACCGGAAGATTCAGTTATTCAAACCCAAATTTACAGCAAATTCCTGCAAGAAATAAGGAACTTGGACCACGGATTAGGTCGTTATTTGTGCCCGAGGAAGGCCATAGATGGGGTTGTTTTGACTATTCTCAGCAAGAGCCTAGGTTGGTAGTGCATTATTCAGTTTTACAGAATCTCTATGGAGTGAACGAAGTATTGGAATCATATAAAGGGGGTAATGCAGATTTCCATGACATCGTTGCAGACATGGCAGAGATACCTAGATCACAGGCCAAGACTATAAACCTTGGTCTGTTCTATGGTATGGGAAAAAATAAATTACAAGCAGAGTTAGGTGTTAGTAAAGATAAAGCGGAAGATTTATTTAGACAATACCATAACAAAGTTCCATTTGTTAAACAATTGATGGACGCAGTCATGCAACGTGCACAAGAGTCTGGTAAGATTAGAACATTACTTGGAAGACTATGTCGGTTTCATCTATGGGAACCAAATCAATTTGGAATTCATAAAGCCTTACCACATGATGCAGCACTCGCGGAACACGGACCAGGGATCAAACGTGCTTATACTTACAAAGCTTTGAATAAACTTATTCAAGGAAGCGCGGCTGATATGACAAAAAAAGCAATGTTAGAATTATATAAAGAAGGAATTGTGCCACATATACAAGTACATGATGAATTAGATATATCAGTTAGTAATAATGCAGATAAAATAAAAGAGATAATGGAGTCTGCAGTAACACTTGAAGTTCCTAATAAAGTAGACTATGAATCTGGCCCTAATTGGGGTACAATAGAAGAAAAATAAACGAGGAGTATGTTATGGAAAAAGCAAAACAATACGCCAAAAAAATATGGGAATTAGCTAAAGCTAATAAAAAAATTACAATTGGCGTAATAGTGGTTATTATAATTTTATACGAACTAATCATTAAATAATTTATCATGCATGGCTTATTTAAATGCAAATATCCCTGTAATGTATGCACAGATCAGGAGAGAATATCTCTATGACCTTAAAGAACATTATGGAGAAGTTGAAGACTGCATTATATTTGGCATGGCATCTATTACGGGACGTCCTATCCTCTTTCATGCTATTATGGAGAACGGTGCTGTATTCTATCGTCTCCCTATTTCAGCCTTCATTCAAAGAGGATTCGATATCAAAGAAGTACCTCGGCCTAGATTGGACGAGTTGGAGCTTTGGAATTGTTTTAGTTATTATCCTGCTGTCACTTCTTTCGATATCTTAGATGGACAATCTGGAAAATATTTTGGAAAAGATAAGAAAACCCATCCGGGTGCATATCTTTTTACAGTTGACTGGGCCCACCCAGAGAGTAATATAGTAGATACAGATCATTCTGAAATACCGCACGAACATAAGTGCGCACATATACTTGCGTTAGACGATGGCAACTATGCAGCACAACCTAACAACCGTATCCTTTGGGATATACCTTCGTTTACCGTAAAGGATGAAGTACCTGATTGGAAAGTGCAAACATCAGAATGGAATGTAGAGGATACGCGTAAATGGAAAACAGAAGATACCGATAGGTTCTTCTACGATATTGAGGAAAATAATGACTGAACGATTTTGTAAAAAATGTAATAAAATGTGCCACTGCCCAAATGCAGAAGGTGAATGTACCAACTGTGAATGTAATGGTAGAGAAGAAGATAAAAGTTTTGAAAATGACGGTGGCTTAGTAATAGATGACACAGGGGAATGTGAAAGTTGTCAATAATGAATGATAAAATTATTACTGCACTCTTAGCT